CGTGCCGGTTTTACCGACATAGAACCGATGGGCCCCGAAGAAGCCGAGGAAGATGCACAGCAGCAGCGCCACCGTCTTATTTTTCGGGGACGTCGGCCTCTGCGCTGCGGGGATGCTGACCGTGCCCTGCTGCGCGCCGGACTTCCCGCCGGAGCTCGTCGTATATGACAGACCCGTCCCGGGGATCCCGACGGTCGTGTGACTTTTCCCCGTCGTGCTGACCGTGTGCTTCAGGCCCTTCGGGCCGAAGCTGATGCTCGCGCTCTTTTTGTTCAGGTTTACCCGGACACCCGGGGCCACCTTAAAGCTGCGTCTAAACCTTGTACCCATGCTTTTCCCTCCTATGTGCGCTTTTTAGCGTTTAGTCATCTTTGGCATAATATTACCACGCCAAAACTGGTAAAGTCAATATTGCATAGTCATCTTTAGCATAAAGGGAGGCGAGGGCTGCGAAAATATACAAACCAGACGGCAGGTGCAACATCTCCGGGGAGAGAGTCAGGGAGGAGCGGCTGCGGGCAAACCTGTCACAGGAACAGCTCGCCTACAAGCTCCAGATCATCGGGCTGGACGTCACGCAGAAGGTCATCAGCAGGATCGAGAACGGCAGCCGAGTCGTCGCTGACTACGAGCTGGACTATCTGGCGACCGCTCTCGGCACCACCATCAACCACCTGCTCGGGAAAGAATGAGAAAACCGCACGGCAGCGACGCCGTGCGGCTTTTTTGTGGAAAAACGCGGGAAAATGTTGAAAATCTGGCGAATTATGCTTGACATTATAGAGCAAATGCTCTATAATATAATCACAGGCAAGGGATAGCCGAGTACAGAAAGAAAGGAGAACAAAACCGCGGAAAGGAGGCAAAGCCGTGGATGCTGAGCAGATGAAAAAACTGCTCGAGCTGCTGGAACAGGCTCTAAAGTGTGAACAGGTTGCCACCATTACGATCACAATAAAGCCGAACCAAAAGCCCAAGCAGTAAGGTCGAAGGACGGCGGGAAAAATCCCGCCCGCCGTTCCTTTTCATTATAACCACGAAACCACGGCAAAGTCAAGCGGGAGGAACAACATGGACATCTCGATCAAAGTGACCTACAAAAGCGAGGGGCTGCAAAAGCTCCGCAAGGCTGCCGGCCTGTCTCAGTCTCAGCTCGCCGATCTGGCCGGGATCAAGGTGCAGGTGCTCCAGCAGTACGAGCGCGGCGCCCGGGACATCAACGGCGCGAAGCTGCCGACGCTGCTGAAGATCTGCAACGCGCTGGAGTGCAGGCTGGCTGACATCATCACAGACGAGGAGACGCTCGAGCTCCTGAAAAAGTACGAGGAACACTGACACACAGAAGGGGCGGCCGGCGGGCCGCCCCTTTTCTTTTATCACGGAGGGGAACACAATGGGACAGCACTGGAGCCATCTGACGCCGACCAAGCGCATCCAACTCGACGCCTTCATCCGCGCAGGAATGAAGCCGACGGACATCGCCAAGGAGCTCGGCGTCCATCATACGACCATCTACCGGGAGCTGAAGCGGTGCACCTATGAGCACCTCAACAGCGACTACACCACCGAGACCAGATACAACCCCGAAGGCGCACAGGCCCGCTATGAGGCCAACCTCCGCGCCAAGGGGCCGGAGCTGAAGATCGGCAACGACTACGAGCTGGCCGACTACCTGATCGCCAAGATCCGCGACGAGAAGTACAGCCCGGAGGCCGCGATCGGTGAGGCCGAGGTCAAGGGCTGGCCCTTCAAGACCCACATCTGCGCGAGTACCGCCTACAACTACATCCGCGGCGAGATCTTCGGCGACGAGCTGACCGTCTCCATGCTGCCGCAGCACGGCAAGCGCCACCAGCCGGAGCGCCCGGCCGGATCCATGCCCCGCAAGCCCGCCGGCCGGAGTATCGAGGAGCGGCCCGAGCACATCAACGACCGCAGCACCTTCGGACACTGGGAGATGGACAGCGTCGAAAGCTGCCAAGGAGTCAGCAACACCTACATCGTGATGACCGAGCGGAAAACGCGCTGGGAGCTCATTATACCGTCGCCGGACAAGACGGCCGCCAGCGTCGTCGCTGCGATTGACGGGCTCGAGGCCAAGTACGGCGACCTGTTCCCGAAGGTATTCAGATCCATCACCTGCGACAATGGCTGCGAGTTTGCCGACGCCGCCGGGATCGAACGAAGCGCCAGCGGCAAGGGCACCCGCACCGAGGTCTACTACTGCCACCCGTACCGGCCGAGCGAGCGCGGATCCAATGAGAACCAGAACGGCCTCATACGTCGGCACCTGCCGAAGGGCACCGACCTGAGCACGGTCTCCTATGAGGAGACCAAGCGGATCGAGGCATGGCTCAACAACTACCCGCGGAAAATGTTCGGTTATCTGTGCTCCGAGCAGCTTTTCCGCGAGGAAATGGCCCTCATTCTGGCCTCGTAAAATTATTTTTGCTTTTTTGT